GGGCTTTGCCGGTCGCCAGCATCCCTGCAAACGCCAGATAGTTGATGCCGTCCACATAACTGTCCAGCTTCGCCCTATCGCCCGGCAGGCGGCCCAGCTTGCAAGCGTGTGAGATCATCGCAATGTCGTAGGCCGTGATGGGCTTGTTGAGGATCAACGTGGCGATCCTTGCCTGCCGGTCCAGCGTCTCATGCAAGTCGCCATACTGATGGGCGCGCTCGTGGAAGATGTCGATAGTTTTTTCCATGATTTCCCGGTATTCCATGTTCATTCCTTTACTGATGTTTGTAGATGCGGACTTTTCCGACCAATTGGTGATTTACCAGAAGCGGGTCGCCTCGTTTCAAGTCTCCGTATTCCTGTTTCTGCCATTCCTCCATCAAGATAAAATCTTCACTGTGCAGAGCGTCCTGAAATTCCTCCAGAGACTCCGCCGGGTGTTCTACAATAATCATGTGGGACATTCCGTTTTTGGTTGGAATGTTGAGCGTCAGCATGAATTTCATTTCACTCACTTTCAATGTTCGCTTGGAACATCAATTCCACATTTTGCGGTCTACTTCAATTTCTCTGAAGTTCTTTTCCACCAGTTCGGCGATCTGCCACTGGGCAGTAGCTATACCTTCTTTGAGTGTTTCACGGGAAACCATTTCCGCGATCAAATACGCCAAGGTCATCACCAGTGCGGTAATAGCCGCTGGCGGGTGCGTTTCGTCAATCAGATCAAGGATTGCGTCCTGCAAGTTGATAATTTCGTCTGTTTGTTGGCTCATAGGTAGCTCCCTTCAAAACCAAATGTTCAAGAGTTGTTTGATGATTTTCAGGTTTGGGACGCTTTAACTCTATAACTTCCGCCTCAAGATCAGTGATTCGTTTTTCCAGTCGGCGAATGTCTGCCGCATATTGCAACAGACAGTTTTGAAAGACAAGAGCAAAGCTGTCCATCTCAGCCTCCCAACACAACGCAGATGGTGAAGATCAGTGCGATGGCTGCGCAGGTGGCGAAGATGTTGGCGGCTTCATATGCGAGGGCTTTCATGATGTATCTCCTTGTTGATAAGCCCAATCTACGCGAGACAGATTGATAAATGGTTAATTAGCTTCCAGCCTTTTCGCATATTTCCGCACCGAATTGAGAATGGTGGTGTGGTCTCTTTTGCCAAGCACCCGGCCTGTCTTTGGAAGTGAAAAACCAAGCTCCTTGACGATCCTGTAGGCGGCTTCATGCCGAGGCAGCGCATATTTCAACCTACGACAGGGGCCTTTTAGGTCTTGAACAGTGACTTCATATTTTTCGGCTACTTCTTTGAGGATTTGCTGCGTTGACGTTAGGGGCATAGGTTCCAATAGGATCACCTGCACGACCGGCTCTGGTTGCGGCTCAGGCTCTGGCGGTGCAATGAACACCGGCTTTGGCGGCAGGCTCCCGTTCAGACGAGCCCGGACGGCTTTGTAGTGTGCGTTCAGTTCTTCAAGCGTCTGCATTTTCGATCTCCTTAGTTTTTTTGATTAGCAACACTTTTTCATTTGGGTACTTTTCTTTGAAAAGTTCAGCAACTTCCTCAGCATCTTTTTTATCAAAATACCAACCGTCCCAAATTCCTTTCCCATCATGGTTTTTAATTTTGTACCGCAAAATTCCCCATGCGTTTTGATTAGTCATCTTTCCCCTCCAGTGCTTTGCGGGTTTCGTCTTTCGCATAGATGCGGACCTCACGGCCATCGCGAGTGCGGTAGGTCTTAGATTTGTCGATCATTTCTTTTCCTTTCGCGCTTCGAGCATGGCGTCGGCGATTTGATATGCTTTTTTAGGAACTATCTGATAAGGGTCGCCATGTGGATCACTTAGCATCCCCGTCAGCGCCGCCATTGCGAACTGATCGCGCAAAGTAGCCGCTTCAATCATGTATTTTTCCTGCGCCATTTCTTTGGACATTATTTTCAGTGCTTTGATTTCATCAGTCATTGTTCTTCTCCATTCGCAGGCGGCGGGGGAACAGGAAACTCTTCCTCCATTTCCTTCAAAGCTTTTTCATATTCGCGATTGAGCAAGCCAATCACATCCTGCAAAAGATCGGCGCGCATAAGCCAATCTTCTTCGCAAAACTCAAGAGTGAGAGTCACATCGGCCTCACCTGTTTCGTAATTGGCCCACAAGGTTCCAAAGCGAGTGCCTTTGTACCGCTCACCGTTGTAGTCTTCTGCTGCAAAACGCTCAGGCTTTCTCATTGGTCTCCCCCAAGTATGTCTTCCATTGTCTTTCTTATCTCTCTTGATCTTTCAGGATGCTTCATTTTCCTAATTGCTTTGCGTTCAATTTGGCGTATTCTTTCTCGTGAAACATTAAATTTTTCCCCAATCTCATCAAACGTATGTTCTTTCCCATCGTAAAAACCAAATCGAAGCATCAGCACTCTTTGCTCGCGAGGCGTTAACGTCTCCATAGCCCTTTGGATTGACGCTTGCGCTTCATCAAAAATCATCTTTTCTTCTGGCGGCAGCGCCAGTGTTCGCAAGGAAGTTGTCAGGCTATGCACATCACCAATGTCTGCTTTGGTGGTGACTTTATTGACTTTCATGGCCTCTCGCATCTGCGCCTTCGGGAATACGTCCTCCGGCATACAGCGCAGGAAATCCACCATCTTCATGAAAGTCGGGATATATTCGCCTGTCAAATTATTAACAGGCGCTTGCTTCATGTTAATGAAACGCCCAACGGTAGTTTGCGTAAGGCCAACGGTCCGGCAAAACGCTGCGACGCTTTCGTAGCCAGCTTCTTCAATCTTTTCGAGCAGCTTGTTATTTTTAACTTTGACCTCGATGCGATAGTCTTTGGCCATCTTTTTGTTCCCTAACGTCACGGCTTCAATGCAGATAAGAGTTGTTTTTGCGTGGCGTTCTTCATAGACAACACTCCAAGCACCCGTTCGTCAATCGTTTTCTTGGCCACAATATGCAAAATTTTTACAGGCTTCGTTTGCCCCTGCCGATGCAAGCGAGCGTTAAATTGTTGGTAATACTCCAGCGACCAAGTGAGACCAAACCAGACAATCAGTGACCCGCCGTCTTGCAAGTTCAGCCCGTGCCCCGCAGACGCCGGATGCGCAAGAAGGGTTTTGATTTCGCCCCTATTCCAGCGGTCAATCGTATCCTGCGACTTGTCCAAGACAACCGCATCAGGGAAGCGAATTTGCAAGCGTTCAAGGTCAAAGCGGTAGTTGTAGGCGACCAGTAAATTTTCATTCGGGTTGTCCTCCATAATCTCGGCCAGTGCATCGAGCTTCGTTGTGTGAATGGCCGACCAACTGCCATTCTCTCCGGTGTAAAGGCCGCCGTTGGCAAACTGCAAAAGCTTGTTGGCAAGAACCGCAGCCGACACGGCTTCAATTTCTTCGCCATCCTCAAGCTCTGCCAATAGCGTTGTCTCAAAGTCCCTGTAAATCGCCAAGGCATTCGCTGGCAGGTCAACGCGCTCAATCAAGTCAATGCGCGCTGGCAGTTCCAGATAGTCCTCCGCGCTCATGTGGATGACGCCGGGCGCAATGAGGGTGTGGATCTTCTCTGCGGCCCCTTCGCGCGGCGTGAACTTATAGCCCATGTAATCCTGTTCAAAGAACCGCTGTTTATATGTGGTCATGGTGCGCCCAAGGCTCTGTCCAAAGTCGATCAGGTACATCTGCGACCAGAGGTCGAGCAGGCTGTTAGGCGAAGGCGTTCCGGTCAACAGAACCATGTATTCGGTATAAGGCAAGATTTTGCGGATTGCCTTGAACCGTTTCGTCGATGAGTTTTTGAAACTGCTCGACTCATCAATGACAACCATGTCGAACGGCCAGTTCTTTGTGCGCGTGACCAGCCATTCGACGTTTTCTCTGTTAATGACGTAGACATCTGCGTCCATCTGCAACGCGCCAAGACGTTGTTTTTCTGACCCGGTGCAAACCGACACGCGCAAGTGCTTCAAATGATCCCACTTCAGTACCTCCTGCGCCCACACGCTGTTCGCCACGCGCAACGGCGCGATAATCAGCACTTTATGAATTAGGAATGAGTCACGAAGATCGTTGATGGCCGTCAACGTCGAAGTTGTCTTGCCCAGTCCCATATCCAAAAAAAGGCCGCAGCGCCGCCTGTCCTGAATGAACGAGACGGCGCGGCGCTGATAGCTGTGAAGGTCATTGCGAGTTAACATTATTCTTGCCATCCCGCCAGTTTATAAACTCGCGTACTACGGGCATGACTGCGAGGATCTTTCATTGACCGATAGCTGTTGGTCCGAATTAAAACTTTTTTCTTTATCAACCCGTTTATGAGCGCGCCCCACGCATTAGGATGATTTGGTTCAAGACCAAATTCCATAAGGGTGGAACGAACATCTTCACCTGTAACCATTTGCCCCTCCCTTTCTTTTGATATTTTATGCAGTCGTTCGTGAACGGCAATCAACCAATTTGAATTGGAACGGCGCACTTGTCCTATTCCGGCATCCTTGTTCTTTTTCGACTTTTCACCATCAAACTTTTTCATTTGAATACCCTCACTTCTTCGATGTTGTTGATAACCCAAACTTCGCAACCAAGCTGCCTGCGGCGTTCGTGATCGCGCTCTTGCAACTCAGTTGGTTTCTTACCGGGAGCCTTCAACTCAACAAACACAACGCGCCCGCCCGGCAGCGTCACGAGGCGGTCGGGGACGCTGCGCCGACCGGGCGACACGAACTTCTCGCAGAGCCCGCCCAGCGCCTTCACGCGGCGCACAAGCGCGGCCTCTATGACCTTCTCAAGCATTGGCCACCCCCATGTCCTTCAACGCCTCGCGCGCCATCTCGATGTAGCGGACGTAGTCCACATCACCCGGCAACTCGTCGGGCAATTCCATCATCGGCCTGCCCCCGTCAGAGCGGGGCACCTTGTTCGAGTTCTTGGCGTAGTGGAGGCACTCATCCGCGCCGACCGTGTTTGAGTAATAGAAGCGCACTGCCTTGCCCAGATACTCGCCGCGCCAGATCCCGCCGCCCGTCACCTGCCGCAGGGTCACAAAGCCCCGCACGTCAGTGCTGGTGCGGATCGTCTCATCAATTGGCTTACCCTTGCTCAGGAACGCCGCCACGGCGTCCGTGACGACGGTAAAGTCGGGGTTCTTGCTCAGGACCGGCTCGGCATAGACGCCCTTGCGCTTGGTCTTCCCGTCTGGCTTGACGGCAATGTAGTTGTTCACGTCCCGCGAATGGATTGACCGGTAGTCCGCGCGCTCAAGCTCAAAGCTCGTCGTCAGCATCCAGTCGAACGTGACCTCCTCCAGCCACTTCTCGCGGCGCTTGTCGCACAGCACCAC